ATATTTTTTTGTTTGAAAAATTAAATAATTGTGAAAAAAAGTGGTCATTTTGTGTTCTGGTAGTTACTTCAATATAATTATTAACACCAATTCTTTGTTGTTCTATTGTTGAATTATTTGAAACATAATCATGTTTATGATAAGTAATATTATCTAAGGCATAAGTGTAATTTTCAATGAGAGTTTCTTCTTTTATATTATCATTTATATTTTCAACTTCTTTGTAATTATTATCATTATAGAAATATTTATTTTGACTAATGATATTTTCTCCATTATATTCGTATCTTTCTATTAAATATTCCAATTTAGAATCAGCCATTCTCATCCTGTTTTCATCATCAAGAAAAACATATTGACATAATAATGAGAAAGATGGATTTGTATTTTCTGCTAATTTACTATCACTATCAAAGTATAATAAATTTTTGAGTTCTTCAATTTTAAACTTCAAATTTACCCTTGTATGGAGTAAAGAAATCATTGGCAAAGAATTTCCCATATTTTCGCAAAACCAAAATCGTAAAGGAATATATAATTTATTAATGTTTCTATTTTGATAAGGAAGAATATGCATTCCATTTTTTGATGAATATTGATTTGCAAATTGTTTTAATTGGGGAGCGAACACCGACATTTCTAATTCATTACCAATCATTTTATCATAACCTCTATTATGTTCATATGGATCGCGTAATTTATGTATTAAATGCAATAAATCAGAAGTGTGTTTTTCAATAACTTGTTCTCCAATAGTGATACTAACTTCTTTTATAATTTTGTGTCCCAATTCTTTTACCCAAGAATAATATGGGGAATGGTTCATAATTATTTTTAGAAGTTTTTTTTCCAAATCAGAAGTAATACTAACAATTCCATTTTGTATTCCATTAATAGTTGGTTCAAAGAAAGTCACATCGTAGTTAAACAAGCTACCAGAAGTGGATGAGTATGAATTATCAATAAAAGTATGAAAATTATTATAAAATAAATCATTTTTTGCAATATTAATATTTGTAATTTTTATAATTTTATCGAAAAATATTTTTGTTTTTTCTTTTGCATAATTATTTAAATTTAAAAGGGTGTTTGAATATCCATAATTATTTCCATTCCAGTCTATAAGACTAGTGAATTCAGATATATTTAAAATATTTGTTATGTCTAATTTTTTAATTAAGTACAAATAAAAATAAAGTGCAACAGAAGAAACACTCGACAATTTATTTCCATTAATATCAGTAGAAGTTAATTGCATTATTTTATTATTATAAATATCAGCAGAAGTAATGTTTTCTTGAATAATTAAATCAGTATTTGTTCCACCGCAAGTAATCCATTTTGAACAATTATCTATTAGTAAATTTAATTCTGGCGATACATTTTTGTAGGAATAAGTAGTATTATTTATTTGAATGTCAATTTCACCACTCAAATATAAATATAATTCATTACGAGTCAAACTATTATAAATATCATTATATTCAGCATCATGCATATCAATAAAAAATATTAGTTCGCTATTTTCATATATTTTAAAATTTGCGTTTTTATTATCTATAAAAAAATGGTAAATGTCACTCATATTTAAATTTGGAATTTTCAAAAACTGTTTAGTAACGCCATTAATAACAATAAAAATATTATTTTCCAAAATTTGTAGTTCTATAATAGAAAATTTAAATTCAGTAGTTGTTTCGGTAAAATCATACCTTCTATCATCAGAAATGCCGATTTTTACACCATATGAATTGTATTCTGTATTTAAAGAATAATGTGGAATTTTGAATGAAAATCCCAACATTTTATCTTCTTCGATAGTTACTGGAGGATAAAAATAAGAACTATGATTTGCAACTGAAAGAATTCTATAATCAGAAGTGTCAAATAAATTATCATTATTTTTAGTACATAAGCCAAGCCAAATAGTATTATTGTCAAAAATAATTTTGTTAATACTTTGAGAAGCATATTTAGCAATATAATTTTTGGAAAAAAGTCGTAATTGAGTTCCACTTCTACCATTAGCAGAAAGCATACATAGAGATTTAAGTGAATTATTATTAACTCCCGAATTAATGGAAATTAAATTATTATAAATAGTATTGGTAGCATTTGCAAAAAATATTATTTTATCATTTTCATATATTGCAAACATTTTGGTAGAATTATTTTGAATAACATAATAAATATTATTTGTATTTATCAAATTAATTTGCAACTGTTCAGTATATATATTTCCTAAATAATTTATAACTACATAGCATCCGTCAGTTCTTTTTTCAATAATAATATATTTATCAAACCAATTAAATAATCCAACATTAAAATGAGAATATTCTTCAATCATAGTAAAAGCAAAAGCAATAGTATTTTCATTTTCTCTACTAATAGCAAATCCTAATGGTTTCGTTTTTACCAATTCAATATCATAATCATCTAAGTATAAATCATTATAGTCATTTTTTATATCAATCTTGTAATTTTTATTCGAATATTCAGTACTATTATGAACAAAACCAATACTGTAACCAAAATTCATAATATTATTACTAACATTTTCAAGTATTTTTTTTGCATATGGGGAAATATCATTTGCGCCGATATACAAGCATTTTGTTGAATTATTTATTATGATTTGAGTATTTAAATTAGATATTTGAAACATGTATTTTGCTGTATAAAATAAAATTTTAGCGTTTTCATTAGTATAAATATTAATATTTATTGAATTTTTGAAAATATTATTAACTACATTTTCGTATATTTCTGAACTTGAATCAATATTATAAATTCTTGTTATTTCTTCTTCAAATTTATAAATCGCAAATTCCACATTTTTATTATTTTGAACAAGTAAATATTTAACACCTAATTCGAAAACACAATCTATTAAATTATCAACACTATTCCCATCTATATTAATTGAATAATTAGAGCCTGATTTAACTATTTGTAAATATTCTCCAAATCCAATAGATATATTAGTAGGAACATTTATTTGATTACCATAAGAATCAATATAATCAACTATTTCAAATGCACAAATAATAATATCATCACTATTGGTATTTATTTCATTTTTAAATACATATTTATTGAAATAATCATTATTTTTTATTATTACAGAATTATAATTATCTTCGTATTTTTCAAATTTATTATTTTTAGTATATGAAAAAGAATTGAAATTATGGCTTGCTTGACCTACATAAAGCCAATCAGAACTATTCATAGTCATCAATATGTTTTTTATAATATTTTCTGAGTTTGTTAGCAAATATAAATAAGAATAATAGGTAATATTGATGTTTCCATTAACATATAAATTTGTATAATAAGTAGTGTTTCCATTAAAATAACTATTAAAATTACAACTATTTCCACTAATATCTATAATATTTTGATTCATATTTGTACTGCTTATGAGAGTTGAATTTTGATATATTTGTATCTTTTCATTTGAATTATTAAGATATATAAAAAAGTGGAAAATATTGGATTTTGAAAAATTTATTTGAGTTGTTGTAGATAGTGGATATTTTTGCTTATAAACACCATTTTGAATAAAAAGATCATATTTTAAACCGCTTTTTCTAATATATATTTTATTATCGATATTTTGGTCAATAATAACACCAATTTCAATATTTTCTAAATCACTATTTATAGAATTAACTTTGAATGAAAAACCATATACAGAAGCCGATTGATTTATTTGTAATGGTAATAAATTATTGCTATTTTTAATATAAAATGTATGTTTATCAGAAGAAAGAGTATCAATAGTCAAATAATCAGGATCTGTATTTTGAATAATATTTAAATTGTCACTTGTAGCGTATAATAATTTATCATATATAATTTTATTTAGGGCATGATTTTTTGGTAAATTAGAATATAATGTTGAATTTATATTTTTTGAAATTTGTGAAAAATCAGAGTAAGTTAATAAATTGGAGTTAATATTTGAATTATTTGTTTGAATTATATTATCATATTTATCAACGGAATAAGCAATATTGGAGAAAAAATTATGCATTGAAAAACTATAAAATGGATTATCATCATTCGAAATATAGTTTATGTCTAATTTGTTTGATGGAATATTTAATTTGAGTAATTTAAATGTAGAACTAATATTGCCAGTAAATTTTGGATTATATATTGCATCTAATACACCATAAATTTTCGTATTGTTATTATTTTGAATTAAATTAGAAATATTGTTGAAATAAGTTTCATAAAAAGTATATTTATCTAATTTTACTATTTCTCCATTTTCAATAAAATAATTATGTAGTAAATTTGTAATATTTAAAATAGTAGCATTTAAATTAGAAACGTTTTTTCCGCCAATATATAACCATTTTGTAACATCTTTAATATAATTATTCACAACGTTAGACTTTGAATTTAAATATGAATATTTTGATGTATAAAATTTGCATTTAATTTCTCCTTTAATAAATAAATTTGCATCATTATAAAATAATTGTGATAAATTTGAATAAGTTCCATTATTTGCATCCAAACGAACAATACAACATTCGCTATTATCTTCATAAATTTCAAATGTATTTGTAGAATTATTTTGAAAACAATAATAAATATTATTTTCATCAAAAATGGGATCATTATAATTTTCTCTGTCATTATCAAAAAATATTACTTCTTCGACAAAGCCATCATTTAAATATAGACAATTTCTCCCATTGGAATTTCTACCAATAGAAATATTTTTTGAAGAATTTATTCCACCAGTTCCTAATCCAATACTAAAACCATTATTATTAAAATTTAAAACTGAAAAACTAAATCCAATAATATCATAATTATAAAATTTGTTTGCAATATAATTTGGAAAAGTTAAAATATTTAATCCTTTTGTAAAAGACTTAATACTCATATCGTAATTATCAACAGACAATTCATAACTATCATACGTATTATTATTATAATTATTAATAATCAATGGAAATTTTATTTTTTTAATATTATATAGAGCATTTTCATAAGAGATAGTATCTGTTCCACCAATATAATACCAACAGTTCGTAATTTCAATTAAATTTTTAATAGTAGAAAAACCAGTATTATCTAAATATTTAGAATATGCATAATTATTAGTAAAATATTTGACAGTAACATATTCTTCCGTTTCAACAAACAGATTTTTTATTTGTAAAGTAAAATCGATAAATGCTTCTGTTAAAATTCCCAAATTATTATATATTTCTTCAAAACTTATTATGAAACTTTCAAGTGTATCATCAACAGTGTTGTATTTGTAAATAATATATTTTGCATTAGTAGAAGTAGATAATATGGAAGGTTTAATATCGTTGGAGAAAAAGTAGAATATATCAGTTTCAATATTTACATTAAATTCAGTGGTAAAAACATAAGTAGTATCTATGTAAAATATATTAAAATTTCCGTCATTATCAATAAAGACTTTATATTCTTCTCCTGATTTATTTCCAAAAATACCAATATTATAATTATTACTATCTGAAATTTGGAATGAAAAACAAGAATATCCATGATATTTTATTTGTATAGCATTTGTTAATATTCCAAAAGGGTGATTTTCATTTTTTAGTAAATTATAATTATTTGATGTCATAATAACATTATCACTTTCGTAATTAAAAACGTTTTGTAATAAAATTTCTTTTCTATTAAAAATACCAATATATAAATCACTTGAAATAATCAATTTTGTTAAATCATTAATTCCAGCACAAATCCAATAGTTATATGTATTAACATTATCAAAAAACATGGCATTTAAATTTGCACCAACAGCAGTAGGATAATTATTTATAATATCAGTGGCTTGATAAATATCAATAATATTAACATTAACACTACCACTTAGTAAAATAGAAATTTGAGTAATATTATCTAATATTGTGTCTAATAAAATATTGCCATCCCAAGTATCGGAACTATCAAAAATAATATTTTCGTTTTCAAAAATATAAAAATTTCCCAAAAAATATATGAAAAAATAATAATTAGAATTATTTACGTTAATATTAATAGTCTTGAAATATTCTTCATTATTTGAATTAACGAATAAATAAAATAAATTTCCCTTTTTTTTAATTTGAACGGATTGTAATATATTTGGATGAATTCCTGTATAAAATCCAAATCCAAATTCTTTTTGTGTTATTTCAATATCAGGAAAATTAAATCCAAATCCAATATTACTAACATTTTCATTTATAATATTTTTATTTTGAGTATATTGTGGTTTAATTCCATTTATTTGATAATTTGAATTGGTATTTGTTTGTATAATATTATAATCTTGATTATAGCCAATATTATCTAAATATTTTAATTTAAAATTTTTACGTAAATAGTCAATAATATTTGTCATTTCTTCATAATAAATATCTTTTTTTTCAATAGTTTGAATAACAGAATTGTTGTAATATTGTAAATTTGTATCATTTTTTATTAACAGTAAATTTTTATAATTGTTATAATTATTAAGTGTTGAATACAAAATACTTGTGAAATCATTGATATAATTTAACATTTCGACTTTCTTTGTAATTCCCGTATATTTATTATTATTATTAAAATTTTTTATTTTGTAAAAATCAAAACCCGATTTTCCAACAATTGTAATAAAAGGGTCTGAAATATTTCCCCAATTTAATAAACTAATTCCATTGTAATTATTAATATCTTTTACATAATATAAATCATTTTCATTCAAATAAACAGCTATATTTAAATAAACTTGAAAGCCAGAATAATTAATATAATATATTTCAAAATCAGTAGCTTCTTCTGGGATATTAAATGTTTCCGAATAATGAGGAGTATTTCTTGTATCAAAATTAATAATATGGTCTTTCAAAACTGTATGAATATTTTCATTATTAAATTTAACTATAATTCTTTCTTCAAAATTAGAATTATTTTCAATTTCAGAACAAGTTCCATTTATTATAATAGTGAAAGATTTTTCGCCATTTAAACTACTAATTTTTGATATCAAAATAGGTTTTTGTTCTGTTTTTTCTTGTTTTTCACTATGATAAATATCTTTTTTATTACCATTAATAGTATTTTTAAAAAAATCAAATATAGAACTAAATGAAGAACCCAATTCTTTGTCATAATAATTTTTGGATATTATACAATCATTAAACATATTGTTGTAATTATTAGCCATTTGTTTTTGTAATTGAAATGAAATGGTTGATATGATATCTGAATACATAATAGAAGTAATAATTTCACCAATATTATAAACAAAATATTTAGAGTCAGCAATAGAAGTTTCTGGAATTAAATTAATAAGACTATAATTATTTTTAACATAATTTGCATAAGTTGGTAATTTATTAGATTGAGTATAGCAAACAAAAGAATTAACAATTGATTTAATAATATTATTCAATTCAGTAATAACATTTATAGTTTTATTTGGTTCATAAAGAACAGTAGAATTTAAAGAAGGTGGAGATGTAATTGTATCATTTGAAATATATGTGTTAATTGAATTAGTATTAATATTTGTTGAAAAAGATTGTAAATAAGAATTTATCAAACTAGTAAATAAAACATAATAAGATTGAACCAACCACTCTATTGGCAAATAATTATTATCTCCATAATCAATTGAAGTAGTGCCGTCTGTTTCAGTATATTGTGGTAATAAAGTTTCTGATCTGAATATATCTAACAATAGAAAATTATTGGGATTTTTATTAGCAATATTTAAAACATGATCTTTGTTAAATAAATTAGTATCAGAACCAAAGACAGATTTGATTATTCGTTGATAGAAAAAAGTTTTTATTTGTAATTTTTGTGTTGATAATGCGAGAGCTCCGTCATCATAACTATCTCTATAATCAATATGTTTTAAAAAGTTGGCAAGAGTACCAAAATTACCGGTTTGAAATATATTTCTAATTCTAATAGAATTTGAAAAAACATAGTAAATTAAACTTGGAATATCTCTGGCTACTAATAGAGGAGTATAATTTAATATTGCGAGTTTTTTGTATTCATTATAAAAAGAATTAGGAACTGTAAATTGCGGATTATCATTTGTTTTATAAGCAGAATAAATAGAAGTTATTTTATTTCCAATATCAAAAACAGCTCTGTTCCATAATAAAAAATTACTCATATATCCTAAATTATCAAAAACATTAAGATTAGTCATATTTTGACTTCTAAAATTAGAAATAGTAGTTTTAATTTGATTTGAAAAATAATTTGTTATATTAATACCTGATTCTGAAATAGTAGGTATTTCTTTTATTCCATAAATGCTATTATAAGTGAGATTTTTTCTGATAATATTTTCGAATTTTTCTCCAAAAATTTCATCATATTGTTGAGACGTAATATCTTGATAATTATTATAAATAATATTAGATGCTAATGTAAAATTATTATTGTTTTGCGTAAATTTCTTGAAATAAGAAAATGTGTAATTATTTTCACTGATTACTTCAATAATATTCTTGAAAAGTGCTAAATTATAAAGAATATTGTATTTAATTGTTTCAAGAATATTTTTACAAATATGTTCAACCTGATGTTTATTTTTAATGGAAACATTATTTTGTTCATTAGAAATATATTTTTGCATTATTTTATAAAAGTCTAAATCTTGATAACTATAATTTGCAAAATATGGAAATACTTCTTCATATTGTTTATAACTGTCATAAATATTTTTCAAAAAGTCATTAAAATATAAATTTAAATTACTCCCAATTTGTGTATTTAAAATATCATGGCTATTAATTTCTGGATTTAAATTATTGTAAAAAATAATATTAGCGCCAATTGTTGAAATATATGGGTCAAAAAATCCAAGTAGGGAGGCATCATTTAGTGGTGGGGAAATAGAATTTATATTTGCAACATAATGATCTAAATATGTATCATATGGTGGCAATTGTTTTACAAATTTAACTCTACAAATATTAAACATAAGGGCGATATAATATATTTGTTGTATTTCGTCAGAATTATATAATCTAAATTGTTTTTGTTCATGTTTCATATAATTAATTTTTTTGCCTAAATTATCACCAAAAAGTTTTGTATTAAATGCAGTATCATAGTAGTAATTAATCAAAAATTGCAGTAAAATTCCTGAATTGAAAAGTTGATTTTTATTATCTTGCGAATTTAAATAACAATTTCTAAAATTATCGGAATAAATTTGGATATTTTTTTTATAATTACCAGAACTATCTACAGCAATTTTATATCTGCCGAAATTCATACTTGGTAAATAACTGGAAGAATATAGTGGAAAATACTCTTCTGAATATTTTGTGAGAATTTTGGCAAGAGTTATTAAACTTCCAAAAACGCCATTTGTTAATTTATTTTTATTAATATTTAAATACAATTCTGTTATATAAGTCCCCCAATAAGCTAAATTATTATCTTTCCAATTTTTATCAATAATATTCATAGAAGCATTTTTTATGTGTTCTGAATTATTAGTCATTATATCCATATTATTATAAAAATTGTAAAAATCGGTATTTTTTCTAATGAAATAATTTATAAGTTCAATAATGTAGTTATTATAGTCTGTTAAAGATATTCTATCTGATGTTATTTTATAAGAAATATTTATGTTTTCATCATAATTTATACCATAATCAGACAATATATTTTTAATATTATCTTGTGAAGGAAGTGGATTTTTTAAATTTATTGTCGGTAAATCAACAATTAAATATACTTTGTGTAACAAATCACCAGATCTTTCTAATTCGACATCAAATTCAGTTCCAAAAGAGTTTTTGCATCTTGGAATTTTAATTATGTCTTGTAAAGAGAAATCTTGATGTCTTCTATAAACACATTTAAACATAGTTATTTGAGGTTTTCCGGAAATATATATATCTTCAACACCTTCTGAAACCAATTGAAATAAAGCACCTGGCATACTTAAAATAATTATATATTATTATTCTTTATCAAATTTTAAATTTTATTTTTTTTAATTTATTTATATAAAAAAATAAATTAAAAATAAGCTTTTGAAGCAAAACCATGCATAATACGTAATACATTCATTCGCAAAGAGTATAATCTTATATTTACATTTGTTTCTAATACAATATCATTTTCCGAATTTGGAATAATATTTGGATCTATATCTGATAAATTGTAATAAAACATATTTTTATTAATTTCAAAATTTAAGATGGGATTACTAATTACAGAAAAATTACAAGAACCAGATGGTTGATGTTCTTCTGGATATAATGCGAAAGAATAAATATTGACTCCGTTTGATGGAGTATTTGTATGTCTTGAATAAGGTTGGACAAAATTTAAATATTTATTATTATTTGACGACAATACTTCATATCCTTGATATTCCATTTTGACTTTATCAATAGGATTAAATCCTGAAATATTATTTGTATAATTGAACCACATATTTTTAAAGTTAGATTTATTTGTTTCAGTTGTAAAATTATTTGTGTATGCAGATTTTTTGCATGTAAAAAAAAGTTCTTTACAAGGACCTGTAAAATCAAGTTGAATAATTTGTTTATTATCAGAAGTTTCTGTTAATATATCAGATTCTACTGTTTCAATTAAATATTCGTGTGCCGATTGTGCAAATCTTTTTCTTTCTTTTGATTCAAGATAGACATAATCTACTAATAAGTTTCCGCTTAGTAAATATTGTGAATTATTCCATATGTCTGACAAAGATAAAGTATTTGATAAAAAATCTGTATTTTTTAATTTTTCAACATATGCGCAATCTTCAATATTTTTAAATTTAATGTCAATATAAAATTTATTAAATTGCAATGCAATTAAAGGGAAAGCCAAACCATTATTTTTACAAAACCAAAAAAGTAGAGGAACATAAATTGTATATTTAGGTTTAAGATTATTATCAAAAGTTATCATTTCTTTCACATTTCCAACCATTTTATTAATTAAATCTTCTTGTTCTTTATTTGTTGTAAGTTCAATCCATAAATTAATCCAGTCACCATAATGTTTGTCTATTACACTACTACCAATTCTAACTTCAATATGATCTATAATAGAAAATCCTAATTTTTCTACCCATGCGAATTTTGCATATTTATTTTTATTTTTTAAAATTTTTGTATTAATTTCTTTTTTTTTTTGAAAATAATAATTAATAATATTTTCACAAGTTTGAACACAAATTTTTATTATATCAAAAATACTATTGATAGTTATTTTACTATTATCAGAAAATCCATAATATGAAGTTTCATTATATTGTATAGTGTTTAAAATATTTGTTAAAGCTTCTGTAATATCAGAATATTTAAATGATAATATTGCGGCGGCTGTATAATTTGAATTAAATAATTCATAAGCATTACTTTTTTCAATAACAGCTTGAAAATCAGAAATTATATTTTTATTATCAGATATTTCTATTTTTGCCCTGATATAATCTAAAATTGTATTTATATATTGAATAATGGTTTGATTTTTAATATTTTTTGAACTAAGTGCTTTTCTATATCCTTCTATATTTACAGCAATATATTTGTTAATAATATCATAATCAGTAGAAAAATCAAGATAAATTGTTTGATTATCAGATGATATATAACTTGGTAATTCAATAATTTCTTCTGCTTCAATAGATTGTAATTCTTGTGGTGTTAAATCAGAAACTAAGTCTATTTTTTTAATATTTATTTCTGGAATTTCTAATTGCAGATAAGTATTACTTATTAAATCACCAATATGTGGTATTTCTATTTCAATATTTTTTCCAAAATCAATATTACCCAAAGGAATATTTATCGATTCTTTTGCAAAATTAGTATATCTTCTGTATATATTTTTAAAAAAAGTTATTTCTGGTGCTCCTGTTAAAAACAAGTCATCAACACCATAAGAAATTATATTTATTAATCCACCAGTCATAATATAATAGTTATTTATATATTTATATAAATAATTACTTAATAAACATCAAAGCTCCTAAACCGTTAATTATTCTGAATATATTGATACACAAACCATAACATCTAAAATATGCTATATTATTTTTGTTTATAGTTGAATTAGTTTTAATTTTTATTTCAATATTGTCGATTTGACTTGTATTGAGAGTTCCAGATTGTTGTACAGTTTCAAATGGATAAAGTGAATAAGAATAAATATTAATACCTGTTCCACTAAAATTTTTAGAGGTTTGATATTGTTGGACATATTCAAAATAATTGTTATTTCTAAATGTTATTCTTTCATTACCATTAAATAAAATAGTACTATCTTTTATTATATTATTACCAATTGGTTTAACAATATTATTAGTTTTTACATTAATATAACTGTCTGTATAATTATAATAGTCTTGTGAATTATATATATATTTCATTTGAGCAGTCCATACCATAAATTTGCATGGATTTGCAAGAGTAACAGATAAATTTCTTGAAATATCATCAATATCTTGTTCTGGTGTATAATACAATTGTTCTATTACATAATCATGTTTTGCTTCTGAAAATCGTTGTCGTTCTTCGTCATCTAAAAAATAATAATCGATAAGTAAAAAGGCATTAATTAAATTTAGATTTTTTATTTTTGTTGAAACTAATGTAGAAAATGAATTTAATTGTGCTTGCGTTGAATATTCTGATGTTTTTCCATAAATAAGATATTTTTTTCCATAAGTAGAAGAAAATAATTGTGTTGTAAGAGTATTATTATTAACATCAAAATCTTCGGCTACTGGAATACTTATAATTGGATTTTCCGTTATTTTATAATAATATAATTTTTTAGTAACAACATCATATGTGTCAAAAACTCCGGCTCTAATATCACCATCAATGTTTTGTTCTATATATTCATTTTTTTTGAAACTTGTTATATCATCTATACAAACTATACTGTGTGTGGGACTTAACATATAACAAAAATTATCTTCTTGAAATTCTACATTAATTTTAACATCGCTATATTGCAAACTAACAAGTGGCAGTGTCATTCCAGTATTTCTACAAAACCAAAATTGTAGTGGGACAAATAATTGGAAACTATTTTTTGAATATGAAAAAGTGTTTAGTTCGCTATTTTCTCCAACCATATATTTAAATCCTTTTTCATGTTTGCCATTAATATCGCCAGTCAATTCAGCCCACACATTTAACCAATCACCATAATGTTTATCAATTTCGTTACCATTTATAGATATACTGACTGATTTGATCATTGCAAATCCTACTCTTTTAACCCATGCAAATTTGCTAATAGAACTTGTTGGTAAATTTATATTTGGCAATGTTATCATAAGTATAATATTTCCGATCATATCACCGTTTCTTGCAATAGTACAATTTAAACTTTTACCAAAATTTGGTTGTTTATTAGTAAAATATTGTGGAATTTGTTCTTTTGTGAAAGAAGTATGTCTCCTATAAACCATTTTAAAAAAAGTTATTTGTGGGTCATGAGTTAAAAACATATCTTCAACACCATAAGCTACTAATTGTAAAGAAGCTCCAACCATATAATATTATATATTATTATTCTTTTATCTAAATCAGAAAAGAATATTTATTGTTTGCGTGCGATAACAACGGGATTAACATTTGCAGAATTAATAATATTTTTTAGCAAAGTTATAACTGTTTTATTATCATTTTGAATATTCCCTGCCATATTATGTATGCAATTTTTGTATTCACCAATAGTATTTTGCAAATATTTAATAAAATCTTTGTTGCTTGTTATTGAGTCAAAATCTAACTCAGCTTCTTGTAATAATTCTGTCAATTGTTGTTGACTATCAGAATTACAATCATCATAGCAATTTGCATGATTAAGTGCCCTTTTTAATAACATTAAAACTTGAACCATTTCATAACTCTTTTTTTCAAGAACATTTAGTTCTGCTAATATTTGTTCTATTTTTTCTTTACTTTTATTTGAAAATTTCACACCAGAAGCTTCTAAATCTTTAAAAGCAGTTGTAACATACATACTAATTCCAGAACCATAATTATGTGTATGTAATCCGCCACCAACCATGTTTATAGGGCTATTACTATTCAAAATTTTACTTAAATCACCACCGCCCATAACACCATTAGTATAAGGCGATTGTTTATATTTCATTGTTAAAATATCGAGTTGTTTTCCAAATATGTCTAATTGAGATCGCATTGAATTTGGTTCTATAAATTTATTAAGTCCAGATTTCATAAGGAATTTAATTTGGGAGTCTTCTTTGATATCTTCAACATGCGGATCATTAATTATTTTATCTGGATTAAGAATTGCAGGATTATTTGTTGCAAAATTAATAAGAGCTTTAATGTATAATAAAAGTTGTCCATTTCCTTTGAGAGCAGTTTTAAAATTTTCTGTCCATCCTTCTGGCATAAAATCTGAATTTAAAATATTTTCAACCCAAACTTCAAAACTAACAGGTCTCACCATTTGAACTTTTCTGTCATGATCATAAACAGGTTTTGTCATGAAAATATTAAAAACTTCCAAAAGTTTCTTTGCCATTAGCGGATCCATATTTTGGATATCTTTTTCATCAAATTCAAACATATCACAAAGTTTTGGAACATCATTTTTATCACTTGCTTCTTTTTTCATTTTATTTTGAATATTTTTGAGGCATTTATCTATTTTTGAAGGATTTGTGATCAAGCAATAAGCAAGGTCATTACAATAATTAGAATTAACTTTATTTTCTTGAAGCCCCATTCTTTGAGTACAATTAAATTTTTCAGCATCATAAATAACTTTCTTTCCATTTTCATCAATTTTATATAAATTTATCCCATCATTATACCAAATTTCATCTGTATCTATATCAAAAACAGTATATTTATCAATGGCTGTAATATTTTTTTTATTATCTATGTCCCGCAAATGCAGAGGTTTCAAATAAAATTTCATAGATGAAACATGATCAATATCCCATGGATCATTATTCTCAGTTGGAATGAGACTAATATTATAAGCTACATTATTGACAGTAATATTTCCATCAGTAGTCATAAGAGTTTGCATATAAATTTGTTTGAAAATATCTTTTGACATAGGAACATATGTTACAGGATCTAACCATGCTCGTTTAACAATTCCAGGTTCAAATTGTGGGAGTTTGTCCGCAAAAACTGTCATATTAGGAGCAACTTTATTTAAATTAACTCTCAATTTTTTGTTATTTGAAGAACACAAACATTTAACTAATTCAGCCATTTTTAATTCATCAAGCAATAAATTGTCAGACCAACCATCTTCATATTCTTCAAAAATAGAAATATTCTCCAAGTAAAATCTAACAGCTTCTTTATCTAAATTGTACCAATTTTTAATAACAGTATTTACAAAATGATTATGAATTGAATTATTTTTTAATAATTTATAAGAAGCAGCTTTTTCTCTTTCTTGTTCTTCTTTTTCAGCATCTTCTAATTCAACAGGTTTTCCTACTTCTGACGGCTCTTTTTGTGGAAATATTTTTGAAACAAAATTGCTCTTGTCAATTAGTGTTCCCTTCTTATATTTTTCTTCATATACATTTTGGAATGATTTTGCAACAGAATCGATAAATTCAGCTTTGTATTCTTCAAAAATAGTATTAAAATCATTGCTCATTTGTTCAAATTTACTCAAATCAATAGGTGTATTTGCGAAAACTGTTTTGTTAAATAATTTTCCAATTAAAATAGCTCCCAATTGAGAAACAGTATTATAAAAAAAATACATCATATATTTTCTTTGTTTTATTGTGAGATTTCCAAGTTGTCTAATATTTTCAGAATTATTTTCTGTTAGTTTCCTTTCAATACTATCTAAAATTCTGACGCAAATTTTGTTGTCTTTTGAAATACAATCTCCCAAGGTTTTCGCAATATTTTCAGTTGAAGTGATCATATTTGCATTTTGTTTTGTTCTGTTTTCCCATACTGAAATAAATATGTCAAGACATATTTTTTCATAGAGGGAGATTTTTTCCCTACTATTATAGAGTTTAATCAAATTTTCTAAAAATGTAAAATAATTAAAAAATTTTGTTTTGTCTGCTTCATCAGCTTCAATATTTGCTTCTTTTTGTGATTCAACAAATGGTGTTTCAAAAACTGATTCAATTAATTTGTGAATTTCCTTAATTTTAAATCTTAAATTACTCCATCGTGTTGTAACATCAAGTTCTTTATGTTTTAAAGCTGTCCTTATAATAAAATTTGTAAAATCACAATGTATATCATAATCTTCACTACCCAATGGTTTTGTATTGTAATGTTGAACAACTGTTAGCATTTTAACATAATCACCACTCCCTCCTAAAATAATAGCATCAAAAAAAGGGAGAATTTTGTTCTTATCAGAAAAAAAAGGGGATAATGATGTTAGCAAATCAAGTTTCTTTCCATCCATAAGATTATAATATATTATATTATAAAAAAAATTAAAAATAAATATTTTTTATAATTATTTTATATGTTATTATTATAATAAAAAATCATGAACATGGATTATAATTATTTTTTAATATTAATACTTGTTTTAATAATTTGCGTTTTATATTTATTTAATGAAAAAATCAGGAAATTTATGTTGAAAACGCAAAATTGCAATTGTAAAATGGAAATTAAAGAAGAAGTAAAAGAAGAAGTAAAAGAAGAAGTGAAAGAAGAAATGAAAAATACAGAGAATAATAAATTAATGTTATTTTTTGCTGAGTGGTGTGGTCATTGCAAACAATTTTTGCCTGAATGGGAAAAAATGAAAAAATCAAATACAAATAAAAATATTGAAATAGTAGAAATAGATGGCGATAAAAATCAAGAATTATGTATAAAATATAAAGTAAGAGGTTTTCCAACAGTTATATTGGAAACAAAAGAAGGAAAAATAACTAATTATAATGGAGAAAGAACAGCTGATAAAGTTAAAAAATTTTTAGAAGAAAATTTATAAATTTATATTTTCAAAAAATTTTGTTGGAATAATGCTTCTCGTTCTTCCAGCACCATCAATTAAATATTGTGGTATATTTTCTGTTCCATATAAAATATCATATAATTCCCCTGCAATACAAGATGAAACAGTTGAACCATTTAAAGTTAAAATTGAATAATACACTAATTTTTCAAAACTTCTATTACATAATAATAATGCATCATATGCCATTAATAAAGATGATATAATATCTGAACCTGGAAGTGAATTTAGTTTTTCTCCAATATGGGATTTAAATATTTGTGCACTTGATTTTATTCTATGCATCAAATTTGTATCGCTTTTTGTAATAATAAGCTTTCCATCGTCAAATCTTTTTTCATTATATTCATATAATATTCTTATCACATCATTATATTCTATAAATTCATCTCGCGGTAAATCAATTGTTTTTAATAATTCAATAATTTTAGTTAGCCATTGATTTATATCAACCTTATTTAATGCCATAGAAATCATATATGCAGTTGCTATACCACAAGCTATGGAAGGAGAATTATTATGAGAAGTTCTTATTAATTTTATACAATTTTCAATTAATAAATCTGTATTATTATAAAAATAATAGCCAATAGGAATACAAAGAAAACAAATTTCGGAAGAAAAATTATTTTTAATAATTTCTTCTAAACTTATTTGGTTACCTATCATAGTTCTTTCATCTGTGTCTTCTTTGTTTGTAAGTCTAAAAATTCCATAAAAATTATTTGTAGATAGATTATTAAGCAAGTTTTTTTTTTTTTTTTTTTTTTCTTTTAATTTTTTTTCTTTTTTTTTTTTTTTCTTTTTTTTCTAATTTTATATTTTTTTTTTTTTTGCTTTATTTAAAAATTTA